GCTTGAGGAAACCAAACAACTCCTAGCCGAAATCGACGAAATGGAGCGCAACGCCGTACCCATGCCGGAACACATACGGTTAAAATTTGAAGCGCGTAAGGCGTTGCCGTCGGGAGGTGAGAGGGAATGAGTGAATATGAAAAATGGCTTGCGTCGCTTCAAGTGGGAGACGAGGTTTGTTATCACAGTCGTTGGAATGGTTACACAATCATTAAGATTGAAAAAATAACGCCGACTAGACAAATTAAAACTACTTTCGGTCACGTTTTTAAAGGAGGTTATTCCCGCGATAGTGGATACACAATCAAGCCGATAACCGACGAAGTAAGAAGCGCGGTTCGTCGCGGTAACTTGCTAGGAAAGGTGAACAACTTTGAATTTACGAAATGCAATTTAGAACAACTGGAAAGGGTGGCGGCTATCATCGACGAGGTGGATGTTGAATGAACAATGCCCTTCTGCAAGCTGAGCAAGCTGTTCTAGGCGCTTTGATACAGTCACCCGACCGAATGGATGATTTATTCATTCAAGCGCCTTACATGTCGGCTGACGAGCGCCACAGGCTCATTCTTGAAACACTGGCGTACAGCTACGAGCAAGACGGCACAATCGATTTAATCATGATGGCTACACGATCCGGCGCAAACCTCGCTAAAATTGGCGGTATCTCCTACCTCCAACAGCTTGCGAGTTCCGTTCCATCGGTTGACCACTTCGAACACTATCAACAAATCATCTTAGAATCCTACATACAGCGTGAAACAGCGGACACGTTCCGCACATTGTACGAAGCGACGCAAGGCGGCGACATGAACGCCGGGGAAGTCATAGCAAGCGCACAAGCGCGGCTAGAGGAATTACAAGAGCTTGGCGTGAAACATCAAGACGCGGGATTGCGTCACATGGCTTCGACACTTGGCGACCATGAACGGGTTATAAAAGAGCGCAGCACGAAAAAAGGCTTAACCGGGGCTAAGACGATCAGCCGGGAAATTGACAAAATGACAGGCGGGCACCAACGGGAGGATTTAGAAATAGTTGCAGCTAGGCCGTCAATGGGAAAAACAGCGTACATGGTATGCGACGCAATCAAGACAGCAACAGGCGGCGGCACAGCGGCGGCAATCTTCTCGGCAGAGATGAAGGAAATACAAATCACCGAACGCGTCATATGCGCTCTTGCACACTTGGATAGTCGCCGGATGCGTTCCGGCATGTTCGATGATGAAGATTGGGTTCGATACACACAAGCCCGCGAAGAGCTGGAAAGGCTACCGATTTACATTACGGACAAGCCGGACATGACCATTCAATTCATACGCAGCGAGGTCAAAAAGCTAAAGAAGAAGCATGACACGGTCATCGTTTACGTGGACTACATCCAAATCATCAGCGGCGGGCGTAGGTTCAACAGTAGGCGTGAAGAAGTCGAATATGTTTCCAGACAACTCAAGCTCATAGCCCGGACGTTAGGCGTTACCGTCGTGGCACTCTCACAGTTAAGCAGGAAGGTTGAGGAACGGGCAGATAAGCGGCCTATGATGAGCGACATTGGGGAATCGGGCGGCATCGAGCGGGACGCAGATATTATAACTTTCTTATACCGGGACGAATATTACAACGCATCGAGCGAAGCAACGGGAATTGTAGAAATCATTATAGCCAAAGGCAGGAACGTAGGTACTGGCCGTGTTGATATGGCGTTCAAAAAAGACATAGGAAAATTCATAGACTTGGATGTGTCGCATCATGGCAAAAAAACTGCTTGACCGCATCGAGACGTATGAAGAGTACGAGGTACAGCTTGCAAGGTTGGTTGCGGCGGCAAAGGTGATAAGTGACCCGCTCCTGAGCGAAGAAGACCGAGCGCGGTACATGGCGGCGTATAACCGAATTGACAAGCTGCTTGGAGACTATAGCGAAAGGGTGTATGGAAAATGGGAGTTGTAACAGGCAAAGGAAGTCTTTTCATTGATGGCGTGGAGGTTGGGCCGACAGTCACAATTGATTCGGTTGAGGTTGAAAAGGAAGGTTATACAGCTATCCCATTTCATTTTCCAACAGAAATAAGTATGAGCGGCGTTTGGTGCGGTGGCATTGATTTGGCGAGGGGCACTGATATGACTGTGCAAATGACGGTAGGACGCCAAAATGGGAAATCGACTTACTTTTGGGACATTATCGGGGATTACTATAGACGGCTTGCGAAGTCAGCCAAAGCTGAAAAGCGGAGCAAAGCAATAAGAAAATCGAGCTACCGCAAAACAAAGTCACAACGCCGCCGGGGTTAACATGAAAAAGCCCGCTCGGAAGGTTGAACGTGTTGACCCACTCTTTCAACAGACACCATGGGAAATCATCCGAGACGAACAGAACAGAGTGATAGCGGAAATTTATTTATTGCCCGCCGAAGTGCGGAACGAAGGAATCTGGAAAGGGGTAAACAAACATGCAAGGAACGCAACGCAGATTTGTCGGAATAGATCCCTCAACTAAAACCGGCTTTGTGGCAATGTACGAGAACGGCGATGTAGTAAGGCAAAAGGATTTAACGGGAATGGGCAGCGTTGACCCTATGAGAATCACGACGCTGATAGACGAGATAGTAGATCATATAAAGCCCGGCGACGTGGTTTGTATCGAATCACCTGCAATTGGCGCTATAGGTCAAGGCGTAGGCTTTATGTGGGGGTTGGCTTACGGCATACGAAGCGCGCTATTCCGCAAAGGCATCAAGTATTACGACGTTGCGCCGACAGCGCTCAAGAAGTTCTGTGACGCTTCGCGTCATCGGTATGATGCAGACGGAAACAAACTCGACATCAAAGCGGCGGTTGCTGATGGAGTTCGGGAGCATTGGGGATATAGCCATTCAAGTAATAACGTAGTAGATGCCTATGTTCTCGCTCAAATAGCCTATGCAATCACAAGAGACAGTAATTACCGTTGGGCCGCTTTGACAGATTATCAAAACGAAGTTATCGAGACCATTCTAAAGCCCGCCGCAGACAAAAAAGCCGACAAGAAAGAAGCCGCCAAAAAGAAGAAAGAACGGGCAGAAGCTAAAGCGGCGGGTAAACCAACAGTTAAAAAGCCGCGCAAGAAGCCTGCAAAGCCCGAATTTTGCGTTCAAACGTTCGCGGAGTATGTAGACAGACTGTAAAATCACGACGCCTTAAACGGGCATATAGAGAGCGAGAAGGAGTACAAAGGTTATGAACTGGGACAAGGCGACCAACAAGCAACTAAAAGTAATCGCGTATCAAACGCCGGAAGCGTCTTTCTTGGATCGAGTGGCGGCAAATTGCGAACTAATGCGCCGGGGGAAAAAGCGCAGCGGCAAACCAACCATGCAAGGAAAGGAGTTGTTTAAAAGATGACGTTTCCGGCTGAGAAAGAACAAATGGTGCTGGATAACATGGGGCTTGTGAAGAGCCTAGCCAACCGCATGACAAGAGGGAGCAAGCACACGCTGATTGACTTTGACGATTTGGTGCAGGTCGGAAGCATGGGGCTGATGCACGCGGCTAAACACTTCGATGAATCGCGGGGCTTTGAGTTTTCAACCTACGCTTACCGAACCATCAAAGGCTACATGATGCGGGAGTTCAGCTATAGGAACCATGTCCGCGTTCCGGTTCACGTTGTTGAGCTTGCAAAGGTTCTGAAAAAGCGCGGGCAAATGGATGATGATCCCGAAGAGCTAGCCGAGTTGTATGACGTGCCTATCACCCGAGTTAAAAAGGCAATTTACTATCTCGGGTTGACTAACGTTTCAACTGACAGAACCGTAAGCGAAGAACATGAAGACGGTTTTTATAACCTTCACGGAACGGAAAATGACTATAGCAACCTTGAAGTTGAAGAGTTCCTAAAGATACTCAAGCCGCGTTACAAGTTCATTGTCGAGTCATTGTTAGGCGAAAAGACATATCGACAGATAGGTTTGGAAATGGGTATCAGCTATCAAAGGGTGGGCGTGTTGATTAAACAACTTCCGGCTATGTACGAAAATTATCTAGTTCGGTCTACACGATGAAGGGAGGTTAAAAGAGTATGACTATATTCCGCAATGCAAGAGTGTGCAAGCTTTGCGATAAAATGTTTGATAAACACGAAGGGCATGAGTGCAAAGCTGTTAATGCCGTTGACCCTGACCATTATAAAGCGGGCGGTATTGAAACGATTGACTATCTACGCGCCAAACTAACGCCGGAACAATTCGCGGGCTACTGCTTGGGGAACGTCTTGAAGTATTGCAGCCGTTACCAACATAAAGCGGGTGTACAGGATTTAAAAAAGGCTCAAGTATATCTGCAATGGTTGGTTGAAGCCCATGAAAGACCATAGCCCACGCCGTCGAACGGTTGTTACTCCTACAACATTCGGCTTTAGAGAAAAGGCAAACAGCGACGTTACAACGCGCCAAATGACAGCAGAAGAATGGGCGCGGACAGATTTGTTCATTCCGACGGGTAGGGCTTCGGTGAGTGTTGGGAACTTTGCAAGAAGAAACCAAAACGAAAAGGATGATAAACAATGAAAGTATTTGTTGAAGATGTGGCGGTTAACACGAAAGACGGGGAAGTTATCGGGAAAATGTTTATAGAATCCGATTCAATGCAGTTTATGGTTAACGTTTATTCTGGGCTTGTTGACAGCAAAGGCAACGACAGATATAAAACGTTGGGTTATTTCCCAAGTATCGAACATTGCTTGAAGTTCATCGTTAAACAAAAGGTTATGGCTTCAACCGCTTCGACGCTGTCAGAGCTTCTTGCAGAGTTCGAACGTATCAATACATTCATTCATGAGCAAGTGAAGGTTTAACGCCTGTATCGAGCGCTCAAACGTCCTGACAACTAAAATTAATCATAAGGGAGCTAATAAAAATGAAAATCACAATTAAAGCTAACTTCAACAAGCAAACAAAGGACTCGAAAAAAGAGCTTGTGCAGTTTATCGTCAAAGGTGAAGACGAAAAGCGTCCAGAACTAAGCTTGCTAACGCGTGAAGTTGTGTTGCTGACCATCGAAGGGCTTAACGTTGAATTGAAAGCGGCATTCGATAAAACGACGAAAGACAGCACGAAAACGACACTTGATTTTATTATCAAAGGCGATAGCTCCGCAGCGCAGACGTTTGAGTTCTACAAGCAAGCAGGATCGGACGTTGTTCTGACCATTGCCGCCGCTCAAATGTCGATGGAGGAATTTAAGCAAGGCAGCATCGACGATGAATACGAGGAAGAAGACGGCGACCCGAATCAAACGAAAGTGGAATTTGAGGAACTTGATTAATGAGCCAAAAAACTGAATGGTGGTTGTTGTTCCTGTTGACTATGCTTGTCGTGCAAGGTTATATCATCATTTGTTTACTGGTGGAGGGTTTGAATAAATGGACAAATTGACAAAAAGGCAAAAAAGCCTACTAAAAAACCTTGCTAGAGGTGGCGGCGACTTTCATCATGCTTCCACGTTGGCAGCACTTAAACGCCGGGATTTGGTCGCATACAAATTAGTTTGTGGTCACATATGCGAAGTGAAGATAACGGAAGCGGGAATGAAATTACTTGCGGGGGCTAACACATGAAAAAGTGGCTGCGGGGTTGGAATTGGGATTACATCGGCGTATGGTCTTTACTCCTGCTTATTAATTTCGTATGCTGGTACGCCGCTTATATGTTAATATTTACATTAGTAGATTAAGAGGGAGGGCGGCAAAGTGCAACTGCACATGGACTTTGACATATTGCCCGCATTGGATGAAGTTAAGACGAGACAAGCTTTCGTCGATGCAATGGACAAGTATCGTATTTGTAAGTACTTAATCGCTGACGAACGGGAAGCAACTACAACGGCATCATACAGCGACATGCCGAGAAGCAATACAGGCGTAACGAGCGACCAAACCGCGTCAATTGCCGTTCACAATGTTTCTGAGCAAGAAGTAAGAAAAAGATACGTTGAACGAATAGACCGCGCTGTTAGCCGCTTGGATAGGAAGGGCCGCGTACTCATAACTGAGAAGTATATGGGTGAGGATGATTTGCCGGACGAGGAAGTCATGGAAGAACATTTAAAGATTGGCAGAACGGCTTACTACAATCTCAAATGGCGAACGGTGTATAAACTGGCACTCATACTAAAGATTGAAGTAAGGAAATAAGCGGCGGGGGCTTCGGCTCCTGCTTTTTTTATGCGTACTTTTATGTACTATTGACATAGTTTATGAAAACGATTTTAGTCCATAATTAGAACGTCAACGCGCGTGCTTTTCTCTATGGACGTGGTATATTTGTAGTATAGGAAATTGAGAAACGAACACCGATGGCGCATGAATGCACCGCATAAAGCCGCTTGGACTCGGCAAAAGGAACGACGGTGAAAGATTCGTTTCCAATAACCTAAATACAACAGAAAGCCCGTCGATATGTAGTTGATGACTATTGATACGGCTGTATGTTGTCCAATACAAATGTTCGTGCAATCAGCGACGGTATGCGCGACGCTCTGACACTTTCACCTATAGCTGATCCCGCACTTTTGGAGTGGCAATCCAACGAGGGATAAAGGGGGCGTAACGCCTTCTCCTAGTAACACAGTTTGCGGGATGATTCACCCTTAAAAGTTTTCATTGACAAGCTCGAATTATCGTTAGTAAAATGGTCTTGTCTTCTTATCTCTAAAGTTACTAAGTACAACTATCTTTAAACCTAATCGCCGTACTACGGCGTACCATGCTTTAAACGTGAGCGGAGCGTTAAACGTGCTTTTGAACTGCTCACCCTTATATCTGCGTTGCCAAAGTCGACCTAAAACGGTGCGGCTTTTTTTATTGTGCGAAAGGGGTTGAAACGATGGCTTATACTCCATTTATGACAGCGGCAGAACGTAAAGAGCATACTATTCGGCATTTGAATAAACTGCTCGAAATAGTAGAATCTCAAGGCGTTTCACATTTTGAGTTTAACGCTAACCGCGACGCTGACTATTCAAACATCGACATTGATACGGGCTATGCAGAAATCAAGCCGAGTCAACACATTGACTATTCGCTAAAAATTACGGTTTTTGATGGTACGTAAGAAAGCAGCACCAAAAGAAAAGAAACCAACAAGTAGCAGACCGGAAGTGCAAACGCTCGACGTTGTTTATAAATGCGGACATGAGGGACAGCGACGTGAAATCGTATATCCTCATGTTGGCGTTTCGCATACGTTGCGGTGGATCAAAGAAGCGGTTAAATGTGGGAGGTGTTACGGTGAAAGTGCGGGAATTGATCGAACATTTGCAAAAGCTTGATCCTGAGTTGAATGTTTATCACGAAG